TGTTACTGTCATCTTCCCAACTGTAACCGCTGGAAAATTTGAGTTTGATGCCGTAGAAGCGTGATCCGTTACGGGGAAGGGTGGCGTATTTCGTAGACGCGATTTCTGTACTGTCGCCATTGGTGACGGTGGTGATGGACGCGCACCAGGTATCAAAGTAGAGCGTATCACCAATCACTGTGGGGTCTTCGTTGTCAAAGATGCGGTCTGTATCAGATGACGCCTCAAAGCTAAACCCAACCCGCGCATCAATTTCAGCTTGCGCTCTGGTTATCAGGTTGCCTATGAGCGCATCGTCAGACGAATCAGTGATGTTGAGGTACGTCTTGACTTGTGCCGCTGTGCAGTAGGCCATAAATTGTCCTTAGTTGGGGGGCGAGTTACCCCGCCCCCTTGTGGATTATTCGCGGATTTGGAACGCACGCGCCCAGGCGACGGTCATAGTGTTGGCCGCACCCTCACCCGTGAGCATTGCCAGAATCGGGGAAAGGTATTCGTCATCTGGCATGTTCGTATCGGTTAGGGCTACGGACGCCGCTAAATCGCCGTCGATGTAGGCGTCAATGCTATCCACGCCGTCATAGTAGAACTCAGCTACTACCCAGGTGTCATCTGTAAGCGTGTCAACGCTGGTGCTGGATTCGGTGCTGTCCTTCTCTAGTACGAATTGAAGCGTTGCGGCTTCGTCCACGGTGCGGAAGTATGCGCCGTCGGTTGCCCCTGCAATCGCGGTTGTGTCCTGGATTGCCAGACCGACGAGGATGTCCGTCTGGTCAACATCGGCGGCCTTGAATTTGCACCCGAAGTAGGCGGGGTATTGTCCACTCAGATAGAACGCCTCGCCTTTGAGTTGTGCCTGCACGCCGTCATTTTCTGCGGTGTCAGCGGTAAAAACGAGATTGCCACCAAACGCCCCGTCAACCTGTGCAATGGTAGACCCATTGACTGCGGTGACGGTGTAGTTGTCGGCGGTATACCGCACGCCATCCTCAATCCATTTGGTCGCTTTGGGGCCAATCACGTCAAGCCAGCGTTGCGGCTCGTCCTTATCTCGATGCACGAGATGGTTGTGTATAGTTGTTGATTCATAACCCATGATTAGCCTCCTTATGCGTTGATCTGGATGGTGCGCATCCAGGCAATGCTCATGGTTTCAGCCGATGCCGCGCCGGTCAAGAACTCGACCGACGGGGTTAGCTGTTCATTGTCGGGTAGGTTTGTGGTTGCCAGACGGGTTTTAACTGCCCCATTCACATAGCAATCCACATTTGTACCGTCAAACAGGAATTCAAGCACGATGTCGGTGGCGTCTGCCAGTGTTCCCACGGCTGAGGCGCTGGTCGTTTCGGTGCTATCCTTTTCCAACACAAAGTTGATGTCGGTGCTACCGTCCAGGCACTCAAAGTACACGCCGTCGGTCATTCCTCCCAGCAACGCGGTGTCAGTGATGCACAAGCCAGCCAAAAAGTCGGATTGTGCGGCTTCGCTTACCTGGAACTTGATGCCGAAATAGACCAGATTACCACTTGCGAAGTCAAACGCCTCGCCCTTCAACTGAATAGAAGGGCCGTCGTCTTCATTGCCTGCCGTGGTTAATACCAGCTTGCCGTCTGCCAGTGCAGCGGTAGACGTACCCGCACCAGCTTCAACAGCGGTCAGGGTGAACTCGGTAGGATCGCCGGTGCTGTCGTCGGTGGGAAGTGCGGCGGTGTTGAGAATGTGCTTGAACACATCGGGGCCAATAGCGTCAAGCCATCGGCTGCGGTTTCCATCGTAGAATACGAGGTTGCCGTTTTTATACATAGAATGTACTGTCATTAGTCGCTCCTTTTGGAGCGCCCCCGCCCGTTAGAACGGGGGCGACTTGGTTAGGTGTTAGTCAATCAGGCTGTTCGATGTCGGTGGGTATGTCGGGTTAACAACATAGCACGCAACCACACCATCGGCGGCTTGGTTAACGGATTCCACCATCTTGATACGCATATAGCCGTATCCTTCTTGCGCCAGTTCCGAAGAGGGCACGTAGATTTCCCACGCGCTATCAGCGGAACCGCCAACGGTGATTCCTGCGGTTGTGGCTTCCGTCCAGTCGCCAAAGGTGTCAAAGGTCGTGGCAACGCGATAGTAAAACGCGACGGCGGTTGAGTTGGTTGGGGTTGTGTCATCGCAAGCCTCAACGGTCAAAGTCGATGCGCCGGAACTGGCGTTTGTGCCATACCACACCAACGCATAGCCAGCGTCACCGACGATGTTGAAAACATCGGTATACACTGTGCCAGCAGCAAAGTCAGCGTTTGGAGCCAAGCCACCAATAAAGTGGCGATTTTCAAGTTCAAACATTACATACCTCCTTATGCCCGTTCAGCCAGGGCAATGTATGGGCTAATAGTGTCATCCGTGGAGCTACCCTTGAACGGGGCAACCGCAGAGTGCCAAAGCGGTCTCCCATCAACGCGCCAAATGAAGCGGAACACTTTCTCTCCGTATTCAAAGCGGACGTGGATACTTGACGCACCCTGGATGCCGCCTTTTTCGATCATCTGGTATTCACGCGGGTTTATAAACATCAGGTCTCCAACATCGCCGAGCGCCGGGTTGTACTCCGTGGCAATGTCAGGTCGCCCCAAGATTTGCGCGTAAGGTGATGCGCTCAGTCCACCTGGGGGCATGTAAACCAGTTGTCCACCCGTTCCAACGGACAAAGCCATTTGGAACAACTGCGCTTCGGCGTTCTGATTGTGCAACCAGATATAGTTCCCGGCACTACCTGCGCGGCGCTTATACATGTTGATGATGTTTTCAGCCAGTAGCGTATCCGCGTCCTGCCCTTTTTCTTTAGTAACGCTCACCAGTGCGGGGGACTCCAACATACCCAAAGGCATACCAGCGCCGGTGCCATTAAGGACAGCATCTTCTGCCTTAAAGCGTAGTTCATCGGGCAGCTTTGACATAATCCAGCTTTCGAGGGCGGAAGCATCCATGAGCAGTTCATCGGTCGCATAAACCAAAGCCATCAACTTATTGAGCTTCAGGTTCACGTTCTTGAAAGTTGGCTTACTTCCTGTCGGTTTCTGTCCTTCACCTTCCCAATAGGACAAGATACCGCCGCTGCGGCTTCCATCGGCTCGGCTCGTTTCGTCAACGCCGGGAATACTTGTGCCGTTAGAGTTTCCGCTAATCGGCATCATCGGGATTCTCTGCAAAAGTTCACCCGTTGAATAGACGCGCTCCATAATGCTGGACTGGCGGTCAGTTCCAACTAGCAGCCCACCATCAGCGGGAACAGTTTCACTCAGTCCACTGATAGCCTTTTGCTGTGCTTCGTGCAGTGATCCGACGCGCTTCGCGCCAGCTACCGCGGTAAAGTTATAAGCGCCTTCGTCTGCGGGTTCCTTTGATTTCAACGGGCGCAAGCGCGGGTCTGCCTCGTTGCTTGCAACGGTGAGCAAAAACTCGCCTAAACTCTTCCAGGGCGCGTCCTCTTTATTGTCGTGTACGTCATTAATGACGTACCCGCTTTTATCAACTGGCGTTTGCGGCACATAGGCCTTCAAGGCTTCCGCTGCGCCAGACTGGGCGGCCTCAGCCGTCATGGCTTTAAGGTCTTCCAGGTTTACAGTGATGGCTTCATTCTCTGCCATTTCGTCCTCCATAGTTGTTTTAATTGGTTCATTCTCATTAGTCGGTTCGGATTTAACCGCATCACCGCCATCACTGGCCTCTGGCTCTGCCTCTGGTTGTTCATCCTCTGTAAACAAGCCCAATGCTTTATAGGCCTGTAAAACATTCTCTTTCATCATGCGGGGTTCCATTGGGGTCACGGTCAGGGTGTCCCGTTTTAACGGCCAGACTTTGATCTCGCCATCTTCGCCCTTTGCTGCTTTGCCTGGTACGGCCTCGCTAGAGTTGCCCACCATCCCCGCTTCCACTAGCTGCTCCAGGTATCGCATATAGGCGTTGCGCCGGTTAAGCACACGCTCTACCCACACACCCTTGTCGTCTATGGTCTTGGTAGACCAATCCACGTATCCCAGCACATCATCGCGCTGCGGCTCTCCGTCGGGTGCGTGCCCATGCTCCCAATCCACCAGCAAGCGCCCCGTTTCGGTGTAGGCGCTATCTAGTGCGGTGGCTTTGGTGAAATACTCGCCAGTCGTGCCGTCGGTGTTTTTGTTTTCGTTGGCGATACCTTCAAGGTCACGCCCACCAAATAGCACGATATAATTCGCCACCCGTAGTTCATCGTCGGTCTTGCTGATTGCTTTCAGTTCGTTGGTCATGCTCCCTCCAAATCACGCATAATTCCTTGTTCTATGTACTCAATAACGGTGTCCCGTTCTTCATTTGCCACCTGTGTAGTCGTCTTCCACCCCGTTTGTGCGTGGTACGCGGTTTGTTTCTTGGGGCTTTGTGTATATTTGCCGTGTTTCACTGGATTGCTCACCGACACACTAAAGCCGCCTTTTGCTGTTCTGATTCGCCATCCGCTCCTTAGCTCGTTGGTGCGTCTGTAAGGGAGTTTGAGGTTGCCTTTTTTGAAGTTGGCCCAAAACCAGCGCCGTTGTTTATCTGTCCATCGCTTCGACGCCCAGCCTTGCGGCGGTTTGTTTCCAGTCGAAGGGTACTGCTCTATTTTGTTTTTTACGTAACCTGCCGCTGTTTTTAGCGATTTGGTGAGGTTCTTAAATTGTGATAGCTTTGTGAATTTTCGTATTAGTTCATCGGCATTAACGTTAATCGTTGGCATTTCTAAACCTATATTTTCGATAACACCTACATCGCGGGTGTGCGGGTGGGGGGCTGGTCCAATTTACGCCGCGCGGCTTGTCGTGACGGGGACCACATATCTTACATACGCGTTCGTCTTCCTGGGTTTGCCAAACTTCCTCAGTCAATACTCCCAAAAGCGCAAGCCCAGCAATAACGCCGGATTCACCCGCGCCGTGCGCCGTCGTTACTTCTGTGATAGAGATTGCCTCCGCAGCAACGGGGCCATACCATCGAGTGATGCGCCTTTCTAGTTGCTTTTTGTCGTCGGGTGTTTGCTGGCTTTCTTCGAAGTCATTAAGCGCATTTTCAATGGCGCGTCGTCTGTGCTGCATAATCAGCGTGGCAAGTGCCAGCGTATACGGTACGGCCCAATCCCGCGCACGCTCATTGATTTCATCTTCGCCAATAGCCAACCCGCCAAGCTCAGGGTCTTTGAGCATTTCGTGGGCACTGTCTATAAATATGTCCTCTAGCTCAGGGGTAAGCATCGCTCGCCATTCGTCTGACTTTTCACCCCAATATTCAGCAGGGATATTTTCCAGTCGCGGAGGGTTACCCATGATCTTGTACAACTCGCGGCGCTGGCGTGCCCCCAGCCTTGCAATTGCCCTCGCTAGTTTCGCCTCACGCGCTGCCCGGTTAATGTAGTCCACTATGGATACCCTTGCCACTCACGGGCGCTTATAAATACCGCTTTCACGTCCTCAATGGTCTCGCACGCTTCCAATGCGCCAATAATCGCGGCATGTCGGATTGCGGGGATCTCATCGCTGGTGAACTCCAAGGCTTTCTCAGGTACGCCCTCGTCAAAGCGTTTGATGGCTTTGCGCTCCCAGCGGTCAAGGTCTGTCGTCTTGTCCTCGTTCTCGCTTTCGTCGGGTTCACTTTCGTCCTGGTCGGGTTCTGGGACTGTACTGCCTGGCGCTTGCATGGATGGGGGTGCTACTGGCTCATCGAAAGCGTCTTTGAACTCTTGGGGAATGTCGGATAATTTCGGCAAATCGAAGCCCAGGAAGTACGCGCCAACCTCCGGCTTCATGCGTGCCTGTGATACCAAGGTTGCCAATGCTGCGGCGTGTTCCTTTTCATCTTCCTGGAATTGGGGTAACCGCTGCCAGTTGACGCGCAGGTGATAGCCTGCATCATGAAATAGCTGAGAGTTAAGCACGCGCAAAATGAAGTTGGTCTCAGGCTGGATGGTTTTGGTGTAGAAGTGGATGTCGTCACGATCTGCCACGCCGCCGCTGCCCAGGCCAGCCAGTGATCCGGAAAGCATCAGCGAGTAGGGAATGCCCAACGAAATACAAATGTCCTCACGCTTCTCTTTGGTTAGCGCCTCATTGACCAGGCTCTCCAAGCCCTCGCCAATGACAACAGGGTTCAGGCTCTTAGCGTTGACTGTGGTCGCATTGAACGCGGTCTTGT